CATGACCCTGCACTACGAGAAGCAAGCGAAGAAGATGGTCGAGGATATCTTGGCCAAGCAGACTGAACAGTTGGTCGATGTGATGGAGTCGATCAGTTATTGCTGCGAGACGGAGACAACCATTGGCGACAACGGTGAGGTCAAGGTGCGTAGACGGAGACTGTATGACTCTACGCTGGAGAAGGCCCGTGAGTTATGCGACACATTCCGTAACTTTAATTTGGTGGCTGACCCTAAACTTGAGCAAGCACGAGCGTCATTAGAACAGGTGCTGAGTAATGTGACGATAGATGAGTTGCGGAATTCTGATACGAAGCGTGTTGTCGTAAAAGAATCCATTGATGACATCTTGAAGAACTTTGGTGTGAGTGTTTAACGGTAGCGTATTAACTAATACGAGGAGAACAAGGTATGGCTAACAAGACGATTAACTTTAACAATCCAGTCGAACTCAACGATGTGCCGAACTTGATTGCGACAATCGGTCATCATCGTACGGTGTTGCTGCGTGGTGAGCCGGGTATCGGCAAGTCCACGGTGTTGAAAAACTTAGAGGCAGTACTGGGCAAGGACTATGACTATATTTATGCAGACTGCCCGGTGATGGACGTGTCCGATGTGGTGATGCGGATTCCCGACCACGAGACTAAATCGCTGCAATCGTACGTGTCCGAACTGTTCCGTCTGAGTAACCCCAAACCCAAGGTCATCATGCTTGACGAGGTGAGCAAGGCTAACAAACTTCTACAAGTTATCTTTACGAGGTTGATGCTGGAGCGCACGGTCGGTGATGTGAAACTGCCAGCGGGTTCGATTGTGTTCGCAACGGGTAATAATTCATCTGATGGTGTAGGCGATACCCTGTCGGCACACGTGCTGAATCGTCTGTGCGTGATCAATGTGCGTAAACCGGATGCGAAGCGGTGGAATCTGTGGGCGACTGATCACGGCGTGTCTCGCATCATCCGCTCTTGGGTGGCGATGAATCCGTCATGTCTTGCGAGTTACTTGGATGGTGGGCAGGAACAGAATAGTTTTATCTTTGACCCATCGAAGCCTATCACGTCATTCGTTACGCCTAGATCACTAGTCGGTGCTGACGAGGTGGTTAAGAACGTTGACAAACTAGGCCAATACGTTGCGAAGGCAGCCCTAGCAGGTCTCTGTGGTGGAGCGTTTGCAGAATCCATCGACGCATTTATGAAGATGGAGAAGGAGATGATCAAGATCAGTGACATTATTGCTGATCCCGAGAACGTGCCGATGCCGATGAGTCCTGCCGTGTTGTTTCATGCGATGTTCAATGCGGTGGATACCATCGAGACGCAGGACGAGTTGAGTGCGTTTATGAAGTTTGTGAAGCGTATACGGTCAGAGGAAGTACAGAATTGCTTCTACTCTATGGCGTATGAGTCCAAACGCACAGTCAAGTTGGCGCGGAACAACAACGAGTTGCGTGAGTGGGGCATGAAGAACGTGGAACTTCTGGTCTAAGGGGATGTCTATATGCAAGTGGTAGTCAAGCGTAAGGAAACTTATGGGACGGTACGGTTTTACCCGATGAATGAGACGGCACAGAAATTTGCAGACTTGATGTGCCGTATGACATTCGATGTCGGTCATCTAAAACGTATCAAAGACATAGGTGTGGATGTACAGGTAGCACAAGAGGAGACCAAGATATGAACGCAGTCATGCGTGAGATCGACTTAGAGACGAGGCTAAAGAAAGCAAACGTCAAACTAATCCGTCACCCGGAGACTTGTCTGTACGGTGGCGTGATACTGATGGGTGAGACTTCAATTGTTGATGAGCGCACCAAATGTCCGACGGCGTACACAGACGGTCTTAATAAACGTTATGGCCGTGAGTTTATGGAGAAACTTACCGACGAGGAGATTGCAGGTGTTGTGCTGCACGAGACGCTGCACGTGATGCTGAAGCATATCCCCCGTCACAAGGACTTGATGAAGGAGAACGGTAGGCTTGCCAACATTGCGATGGACTACGTGGTGAATGACATCATTATGAATGTCAAGGACAAGACGTTGTGTAAGTTGCCGAAGGATTGTTTCTATGATCCGCAGTTTCACGACTGGTCGGTGCGTAGGGTGTACGAGTATCTGAAGAAGGAGAAAGAGAACGGCGGTGGTGGCGGTCGCCCACAAGAATCGTTTGATGAACATAGTGATGAACTTGTCGAGAGTGCCGGGGCGGAAGAGATCAAGGAGATTAGCGACAAGGTGGATGAGGCTATTCACCAAGGCGGCACACTGGCTGGCAGATTTGGCGTGAAGATTCCACGTGTTATCCAAGATTTGATGAAGCCCGACATTGATTGGCGTGAGGTGTTGCAGGACTTCTGGACTGCACACGTGCGAGGTGCGGATGAGTACACGTGGCAGAGATTCAACAAGCGGCGTCTGGTCGATGATATCTATTTGCCAAGTGCGATTAACGAGACGATTGGCGAGGTGATACTGGCGATTGACACGTCCGGTTCGATTGATAACACCGACATTGCCAAGGTCGCATCGCGTGTTCAAGAACTGTGCGACACGTTACCGCCCGAACGGATACGGATTCTGTGGTGGGATACGAAGGTACACGGTGAGCAAATCTTTGAGGGTAATTACTCAGAGATCACACGGATGCTGAAGCCGATGGGCGGTGGTGGTACTCGTGCGGGCTGCGTCAGTGATTACATCACTAAGAATAATCTTAACGCTGACTGCATGATAGTGTTCACGGACGGTCACGTGGAAGACCCGGTGATATGGAATACAACTATCCCTGCCATCTGGGTGATCAAAGAAGGTGGTAAGGAAGCGTTTACCCCGCCGAGCGGCGGCAAGCGTGTTGTGATGAAGGCGTAGCGTATTAACTAATACGGAGGTAGCGAGATGAGCGTTGAATTTACTTGGAATAACAGAGTGATCCGGTTTGTCGATCCGTGGGGTGACGTGTGTTATTTCTTTGCAGAGGTCACGTACGACGATGACGGCAAGCCCGATGGGTACTCGCAAGAGGTGTGCTTGGTAGGCGATGACATTGAGGAGTTGCACGAGATACTGGACCGCCTACGTACGGCATTGAACCATCCGATACTTGAGGCGAGTGACTTTCCACAGAACCAGAAAAAAGAGGTAGCGTGATATGAGCAAGCATGTAACAGGACCGTGGGTTGTTTTTCATCGTGTAGAAATTCGTTGTCCACATGAGGACAACACCGTTATTGCGAGAATGGAGGATTCGCGTGAGGCAGGTTGGAACACACTCACTATCAATGCGAACGCCCGTTTAATCGCAGCAGCACCGGAGATGTTTGAAACTCTGTCAAATATTTTGCATGAGGTGACGCACGACATCGCAGGACTGCCACGAGATGAATTGCTAGACGTTGTGTCAGCGGTTCGAGAGTTAGCCGAAGCCGCCATTGCCAAAGCAACAGTACGGGAGGTGTAAAGTGGATACTAATGAGCGAAGTTTTTATCTGTTTGTGAACCGTGTGTACCGGCGTGGTGTCATGCACGGTGGGCTGATTGCAGTGATCACTGCGTTGGCGTATTTACTTTTTAAGTGAGGTTTGTGGTGCAGAAGTACAAACTCGCAACCCTGCCGCCCCGAACCAAACTCTACGGTTGGGATTACAACAAGGCCAAAGAGTTTTGTATGACAGGCAAGGAGTGGGGTCAGTACGCAAGGGTAGAGACATTTAAGTTTGAACGAGGTAACGATGCAGCCTACAGTGGCAACGGCATCGAAGTGTGGTTAGACGGTAAAGATATCAACCAGAGGTAGCAACTATGGGCAGAGGTAAAGCGAAGATTAAGTTTGACGTGCGGGACTTACTGTTCCCCGAACAACACATCAACGAGCAGGAAACTGTACAGGCTTTGATAAGAAGTCCGTTGTTTAGTGTAATTACCCAAGTGTACAACCAGTCCGAAAAATTCTTGCGGGTAGGTAAGATCACGAAGGGTGCTGGCGGTGAGGTAATAGACGCAGAGATGGTCTCACCCCTTGGGTTTCTAGTTTGTAGATTAGCCGTGAGCGGAGTAATCGGAAACGGTGGCAGTGTAAACTTGTATATGCCGTACCATCCGATGAGTCTTTCTGCTGACACTAATTATCTTTCTACGGCAAACCCCCGGTATCTTCAGTCGAAGGTCAAGCCCGATGTGGGCCACCCGGCAGGGACTGGACTGAAAACTAAAATTGACAGGGCAAAGAATCTTATGCCCGATACCCTGCGGTATATGCTCGACACGATGATTGACAGAGTATTTGGCGAAAGTATTTCTAGTGCGCCGGTATTCGATGTCACGAAGGTCAACGATTCGACATCTACGTTTATGGCACGGTATATGGCAGGGGAAGTGACGCTTGCTGAGATGCCACAGAATGTCCGTACGAACTTCAAAGAGGTCTACGACAAGTACATAGAGAAGCGTAATAAATTCAAGGACTCTATCCAGAAGGGTAAAGATTTTGTTGATGGTGAGAAATGGGTGTACATCACTAACGTGAACGGTGGGGTAGTACTGGGCGCGATTCATCCCGGTCCTATGCTTGCAGCGTTGGATGTCTATGCGGCGGGGGGTTCCCTGCCAGACTTTGACTCTGAGGAGTACAAGATCATCGAGACCGTGCCGTTCAAGTGGTATAAGTCGTTCGATCATATCCCCGATGAGTATCGGGTTGGGCTGGAATACTCTCTGGTCATGCTGAAGACCCACACGGGGGCGAGTAAACTACTGCCCGAGCCTAGCCATACGTACAAGTTTTGGCAGGAGATGGGTTGCTGCATAACCGGGGGCGTGAGTAATGATGTTCAGTTTATGTACCTGTCCCGGTGACGTATGACTCAGAGTATGACATTGGAAGAACTACTTGATGAAGAACTATCTCTGAGATCGTTTGAGCCGATCAAAGACTTATATTTGCCGAAGCATTGGGTTGTCTACGTAAAGCGGGACCCGCTAGACGAGTTTGCTATCTACGTGGGTGAAAACTATATTAGGCGATTCACGCTTTCGGGTTTACCTGATCAAGTTAAAGAAAAACTTGTGCTGATACATTCGGTGGAGAATAGTTTTTTAAACGATGACGGAGTGCCGCCCGATGTCTTGGCCGATGTGGGTTGGCAACTTATTGCTAAAAAGTGGTATCAGTTTGTTGTGAGTGATGACTTATTAAATGAACTGAAAGGTAGCGTATTAACTAATACGCTAAGTCCCCCTGCGTGACACCGGAGGGGCGCGTCAAAAAGCGGGTCAAAGAAATTCTTTCTGACCTAAATGCTTATGTCGTGATGCCAGTTACAGGGGGTTACGGGGGGAGCGGCGCACCCGATTTTATTATTTGTATCGCCGGGTTGTTTTATGGTATAGAGTGTAAGGCGAACGGTGGGAAGCCCACCGCGCTTCAATTGAAGCACCACGATGACATACGTAAAGCCGGTGGCATCGCATTTGTAGTTGATGAAACAAACGTAGAAAACCTACGCAAGGAGATATTGAGTTATGTCGAAGTCAGCAAAAATCTTGAGGATGTTGAAGTCGGGAAAGCCGATCAAGGAGATAGCAAAAGCCACAAAGTCAAGCGAAGCGTACGTGTACTACGTGCGATGGACTGACAAGAACGGCAAAAATAAAGTCAAAGTTAAGGCAAAGAAAAAGCCGTCGAAGATCGTCAAAACAGTGCGGGTTACTAAGACTGAACTTACCGCATTACTCCCGAAGCCCGATCCCATCAACAGTCCCCCGCACTACAAGGCCGGTGGGTTTGAGACGATAGATTTTATTGAGGCTAAGGACTTGAACTATCGTCTGGGCAACGTGGTGAAGTACGTGAGCCGTGCCGGTAAAAAAGATTCTGATCCACTTGTCGATCTGAAGAAGGCGCGTTGGTATCTTGACCGTGAAATCTTTGCGCGGGAGGGTGCATGAAAATGAAAACCAAGACAAAGAAGCGTCGAGTAAAGAAGCAGAAGTTCCCGCCTGTTACTTCTTCAGAGGTAGTTATTGTTACGGCTTTTTACATGTGCATGGCGGTCTTTAGTGAACGCTGCGTTGAGGCAGCCACAAAACTTTTCTCTCAGTTATCCGATGCCGAGCAGGTCGCAGCGATGGCTATCGGTGACAAGATTATAGCGGTGTTAAATAAATGAAAACCATACAGATTGGTCGAGAGCGATTCAGTAAATTCTTCTGGGATATCGTAGACGAGAAGGTGAGCGATGTACCGTGGCAAGAAATGGAGGACATGATTGCGGATAGGCAGGAGTACCGCCGCAAGGCTGAATACAACACCGGGTCGCTGAGTGTGAACGATGCTGCTGAGTTGTATCGTCTGGTAAAGTTTTTTAAGCCAAGCACTATTGCTGAAGTAGGTACGTTTATTGGTGTATCTACGATGGCGATGTACATGGCCGGCAAATATGTGTCTATCGACACTTGCGACATGTCAAACGATATTCCTAACTTGTTTGAAGATACCAAGGGCATGGTGACTTATTTTCCAAAAACTTCATCAACAGAAATGTTCAAGAAGTTGGCAGAAGAGGAAGACCCTAGTATTGATCTGATCTATCTGGATGGTCGCTTGAGTCAGAGTGATGCCGAACCCTTGTCTAAAATTGTTCACGACAAAACGGTATTTGTACTAGACGACTTTGAAGGCATCGAGAAGGGCGTGACCAATGCGATGATGCTTGAAGCCCCAAGCCGTGTGCTGATCTACCCACGCGAAGGCAGGAAGACGGCAGTTTCTTTGCCTATTGGAGTTATCCAGTTGGTTCCGCAGGAGGCCGTATGAATCTGATAAAAAGATTTCTGCGTTGGCTTGACGAAGGTAGACGGGAGGCGTGGCGGCATGTCCCGCCCCCGGCGTGGGCAGCGAAACGAGGCGGGAGAGAATACTGGTGAGCGAAGAACAACCCAAGACAACTCTGCTCGACATGGCTAAACATGTCTACAAGGTGGGGTTTGAAGCCGCTGAACAAGGCAAGTACGACGATGCGACGAAGTACCTAGAGAATCTAAATTCTGTCGTGCCGGTGCTGACGGCATCTGCTTTGCAAACGGGGCGGTGTCATTGGGAGATGCACCGTTGGGAAGCCGCACGGAAATGGTTTGACCTAGCCATACGACTTGAACCCAACAACGACGATGCGGGTTGGACAGTCGGGTTGCTTGCCTTGCAGATGGGCGACTTCTTTAACGGGTGGCGAGGTTACGAGCGGCGGTGGGGCAGCAAGACATTCAAAGCCCCCAAACTCAAGACCAAGCACCCGCAATGGGAAAGATATTCTCTGAAGAAAAAGCCGCTGATCTGGTGCGAACAGGGCGTGGGCGATCAGTTGTTGTATGCCTCACTCATCGAAGCCGTAGCCAAAGAGTGTGAACACGTTACGGTGATGATTGATCTGCGTCTGGCGAACTTACTTCAGCGTGGCTGCAAGGCCAAGAATGTTACGTTCGTTGGGCATAACGCTCGGATCAAGATGTCGGAGCATGATTCGCACATTCCCATCGCCTCGTTGGGCAGACACTTTATTCGTAGTGTCCGTGACATCGAGCCGAACCGCAGCGTGGGTTACGTCAAGGCCGACCCCAACCGTGTTGAACATTGGCGTAATGAACTAAAATTAGAAGGCAAAAGAGTGATTGGTCTGTCGTGGGCGAGTACCGCCCCGACGATTGGTCAGCATAAGTCTGTCGGACTTGAAGCCCTGCGCCCGTTGTGTGATATCCCCAACACCAAATTTATCAATCTGCAATACGGCGAAGAGCAGCACAAGCAGGGCGAGAACTTCCACCCTAATTTAATTACGACTCACGTTGACACGTTTATGGACTTAGAATCCGTCGCGGCGTTGATGGAGTTGTGTGATGTTATCGTCTCGCCATCTGGGGCCAACGTACATCTGGCAGGTGCGATGGATAAGCCCGTCATGCTCCTCGATGCCAACAAACTTTGGTACTGGAACAACCGCAAGGGGTATCGCAGTCTGTGGTATCCAGAGACCAAAATCTTTCAGCGCGAGAACATGAACGCGCCGTGGGATATGCAGGTGCAGCAGGTAAAAGAAGCATTAGAAGTTGCCTACATGTTGAAGGATAGACCCATCAACCACTTTGCTTTCTTCCACGTAGGGCATGACATTTCTGGGCCACAGAAGATGGTCAAGTCGATCCTGCGCCACAACCCCGATGCGTTTATCGTGATGTTTACGGATGAGACCACGCCCGATGTAATGGGTATCACTCACCGGATAGAGAGCGAAGTCAATCGTGAGGAGTTGTGCTACTACCGGATCAAGGCGTATGCAGAACGCGCATTTGATAAGCCGACACTCTATCTTGATACCGACATGCTCGTGCAGGGCAAGATTGATGTAGAAGAACTTTTAGGTGATGGCGACACGGCGTTTTGTCGTAGACACTTTCAGCGAGACATGTTCTTCAACATCGAGCAGCGGGGGTTGAAGTTCCCCGAATACGAGGGCAAGACGATTGATCAAGTCTACCCCTACGTAGCCTGTGCCGTGGTATCCAGAAAGAATGGGCTTTGGAAGAGTCTGCTCAACATCTATGACTCGCTCGATCCGAAGTTCCGTAAGTGGTATGGCGATCAAGAGGCGATGCGTATTTACGCTGAGAAGTACGGCGTTGCCGAGGTGTCAGAATCAGTTTATGGATGCTTACCGGAACACAAGACTGATGATGCAAAGATCATTCACTACAAGGGTCAAGCCCGAAAGAAACAATTTGAGGAAGTATGAAAATCTTTATTGGTTGGGATAGCCGCGAGGACATCGCGTACCAAGTCTGCAAGCGTTCGCTTGAGAAGCACACTTCTGTGCCGCTTGAGATTCAGCCGATCAAGCAACAGGAAATGCGTGAACGGAATTTGTACTGGCGTGAGCATGACCCGTTCTCGTCTACAGAGTTTTCTTTCACGCGCTTTCTTGTACCGTATCTTGCAGGATACAAGGGGTGGGCAGTCTTCATGGACTGTGACTTCCTCTGGCGAGGTGACGTTGCAGGGCTGATGGACTATGCCAATCCGTACTACGGCGCGGTCGTAGTAAAACATGATTATAAACCCAAAGAAACACACAAGATGGATGGCAAAGTACAGCACCAGTATCCACGTAAGAATTGGAGCAGTCTGATTCTCTTTAACTGTGAACATCTGCACATCAAGGCCGTAACGCCCGAACTTGTGAACCGCGAGAGCGGGATGTTCCTACACCAGATTAGATTCTTATGGGATGCCTGTATCGGTGAGTTGCCTATCGCCTATAACTATTTAGAAGGTTGGCACACCCGCAATGACTGTCCGAATCCGGTTGCCGTTCACTTCACGCGAGGTGGGCCGTGGTTCCGTGACTACGTAGACGTTGAATACGGCGATGAGTGGATGCATATGGCAAAGGGAATTGAAAATGTCTGACATCAAAGACGATGACGAAGCCTATCTGGAGATTCCAGAAGAACACGTAAAGAAAATCGCCATGCCCGAAACGGCGTGGGCAAAGATCGACGAGAAGGGTGAACTGGAACTGTTGCGGTGGGACATCGTGGAGATGTACGCCATTGAGTACGACACGCTGAAACGTACAGGCAAGGACACCGCGCAGACGCATGTCATCTGCAAGTTATTGGTGTTGGTGCGAGACCAAGTGAGGAAGGAGTATGGCAGTCGATAACGAGTCTCCACCGGGATCGTGGAAAGACGAGATGGAACGGATGCCGTGGAAGTATTCGCAAAATCAAAAAGTTGATTGGGCGTTGGCTGAACTGCGTATTCGTGGGTTGTGGACCGAAGCGACTGTTCTTGCTAACGAGATTAACGTACTGAAGGCAGAGTTGGAGGCATTGCGTGGAAATCGAGGATGATATTTTGGACTTGATTCAAGCATTGCCTAACGAGATCAACGATACATCGACAACGACAGAATTCAAGTTTCTAACTGTAGGTAGCGTTTTGTGGGCTTGTCGTGACGAGATCATTAGGTTGCGGGAAGAAAATGCACGGCTAAAGAAAGGTAGCAAGCGTGGCGTTCGTAACACTTGACTTTGAAACTTACTATTCTCAGCAGTTTAGCCTTACTCGGTTGACCACAGAAGAGTACATCCGTAGCCCGCTGTTTGAGGTAATTGGGGTAGGTATAAAAATTGACGATAACGCTACGGAGTGGTTCGCAGGCTCGCACAAAGAGATAGCGGCGAGGCTAAATAAAATAAACTGGGATGAGTCTGCGTTGCTTTGTCACAACGCAATGTTTGACGGGGCTATCCTGTCTTTCATTTTTAACATCGTCCCTGCCTATTACTTCGATACGCTCTGTATGGCCCGTGCCAAGCACGGTGTTGATGTAAGCGGATCATTAGCCAACTTGGTAAAAATGTATGGATTGGGACAGAAAGGAACGGAAGTGGTGGAGGCCGTGGGCAAACGCAGGGCTGACTTTACTTCTAGCGATCTTATTCGTTATGGAAATTATTGTATTAACGACGTTGATCTTACTTTTAAGTTGTTCAACATATTTATCTCAGACCATTTCCCGCAATCAGAATTAGACTTAATTGACATGACACTGCGTATGTACACGCAGCCGGTGTTGAGAGTAGACGATGCTCTGTTAGTTGATAGGCTTGAAGAGATTAAGCGAGAGAAGAGCGAACTCTTGGCGGGATTGAAAGGGGTACTAGACGTTGGCAGTGAGGAAGAAGTCCGTGCGAAGTTGGCAAGCAACCCACAGTTCGCTGCCATACTGAAAGAACTTAACATCCCAGTGCCGACTAAAATTAGTCCAACAACCGGTAAAGAAACGTATGCACTTGCTAAAAATGACGAGGGGTTTATTGAATTATTAGAACACGCCGATCCTGTCATTCAGCAGTTGTGTTCAGTACGTCTTGGCACAAAGTCCACCATTGAGGAGTCGCGCATTGAACGGTTTATTGGCATCGGTGCTAGAAACGGCGGCAAGATTCCTATCCCGCTTAAGTATTACGGGGCGCATACGGGGCGTTGGGCAGGGTCTGACTCAGTTAATTTTCAGAATCTTCCTAGCCGTGACAAGAGGAAGAAGACTTTAAAGAACTCCATTATGGCCCCACCGGGTCATGTCATTATCAACTGCGACTCGTCACAGATTGAGGCGCGTGTGTTGGCGTGGCTTGCAGGACAGGATGATGTGACTGAGCAGTTCCGTAAGGGCGAGGACGTGTATTCGATCTTTGCCAGTAAGATTTATAAGAAGCAGATTACTAAGGCTGACCCCGTTGAACGCTTCGTCGGCAAGACCTGCATCCTTGGACTCGGCTACGGCACAGGAGCC